TCCGTATAGAAAAGGTGTTCCACACTGTTAAAGTCAATTAAGACGTGGCATATAATCGTGAGGTGTGGATAGAAACCGAACAGAGAAGCACTTGAAATTTTTGACGAATTGGAATAGTGTGGTAAACGAATTTCTTTATGGTGCCGAGCTATGCACCTAGATAAAATTGGGGTAAGGCCTCACTAGAAGGACACGCTGTAAAGAATAGGGTATTCCCTAGACATTGAACGATTGAAGTCATTAAACAAAAAAAAAGGTCTCGTAAGAGACCTTTTTAGTATTCCAATTAAGGAATGAGACTTTCGTCTTACAGAATGTTTGACACTGCAAATTTTCTGTAGTATTGGTTTGTTCCTGCTGAAGCAAGTCCGTCTGAAGGTGTAGCACCGACAAAAGGATTTGACACCATACCATATCTAGTTTTGAAACCGATTTTTGGTTGGAACGTATTCTCACCAACTGCACGAACCATTTGTAATGGAACGTAAGGGCAATAGAATAAACCAGCGTCATAAGGGTTTGAACCTCTATAACCAACTGTTAAGTAGTCTGAACCAGCATATGGGTCAACGTATACTTTAACTCTTCCGTTTAATACACCAGCAAAAGTATTACCAGTATCATCAACGTTTAAGTTGGTTGAAAGAGCAGGTGCGTAATCTAATACACCAGCCATTGACAATGCTGAAGCTACGTCTGAAGAACATAGAATAAAGTTTCCTTTACCCCTTCTTGTTTCTTTAGCAATAACATTTGATTCTCTTTCGATTTGGAACAATAGTCCTTTGAACTTTTCTACAGACCATCTTCCGTTAGCATCAACGTCTAAGTTAAATGTTCCACCAACTGCAGTTGCTGACGCACCTGTTTTAGCTTGGTTGTTAACACTTCTTACAACTTCTCTGTTGATTTCTGCTAATATTTCTGATGATAATATATTTGCAAGTTCTGATTCTGCATCAAGGCCGTGGATTGCTTTAAGGTCTTGTGCAAGTTCTAATGAATATTCCGCTTTTAGTGCTCTTGACTTTGCTGTCACTGTAGCTTTCTCGATTGAGAATGCCATTTCAGCAAAATGGTTTCCAGCAGCGTCACCTAATGCTTCTGCACTAGCTGTTGACATACCGCCTGAAGTTTGTGACGCATAAGAACCATTGAATGGGTCTCCTGAGTGGTCACTTCCAACTGTTGTTGATGTTGTTTGAGCAGATGCTGAGTAATCAGTTCTAGCTTCGTTATGTAAAGCTTCTGATGTATTCAGTCTATCAGCGTCAACGTCATCGTTATATCTTGCTTTCATAGCAAAGATAAGACCAGTTGGGCCTGTCATTGGTTGAACACCGCAAATGTCGTATGCAACGAGATTTGGCATGGCACGTCTTACTAATGAAATCAAGATTGGATCCCAGTTAGAAATACCTGTACCTGTGGAATTTAAAGGTGCTGCTTCTGCAAGAGTAGCTCTGTCTTCGTTAAGAGCGTTCTCTTGGTTTTCAAGGATAACAGCTGTGACTGCACGTTTGTAGCTATCTTCGATTTTTGGTAAATCGGAGTGTTCTAGAATCGGCTCCCACTTCTCCTGTAAGTTTTCTGATAAAAACATTTTAATATTCCTTTAAATTAACCTAATGGTTTAAGTTTTGATAATGCCTCTGAATATCTAGCAATTGAAGGGTCTAGGACTTTATCTTCGTTAGAAGCAAATTCTCCTGTTCCTTCTTCAACAACTGTATCTTCAGAGATGGTTTCACCTTCAATTGGGAAATAAGCTTCTTTGATTTCTGTTACTTTCTCTTGAAAGTCTTCGATATCTTTGAAGTCTACACCATTTGAAAGAGATTCCATTTTCTCTTTTTGTGATTCAGACAAGTCTTCACAGGCTTCTCTTATCACGTTACTTCTCTTGAGAGAGTCGTTCTCCTCAACAATTTCCATGTTTTTAGACACTTCGTTATCAAGTTTCTCTTCCATCTCATCGAGACGATTTGCGAGTTCGTCAATGACGTTGTACTTATCTTCAGGAACATCAACGTAGTGTTCTACGAATAATGTTTTTAACCCTTCGATAAAGTTTTCAGTCATTTCAGACCTCAAACCTCTTTCGATTGCAAGTTCATTTTCTTTCGTCCATTCATCTGCACAATAAGTAAGATATTTGTCAACTGCTTCCGCAAGGTCACCTTTGACTTTATCTACTGAGGTTTTTAATTCTTCTGAGTATTGAGACTCTAGTTCTTCTTTAATTTCTGCAACTTTAGATGTTACAGCAGCTTTGAAGATTGTTTTTGCTTTTTCTTGATTCTCTTCTGAAAGTTCAAGAGCTTCTGAGATTGCAGATAGGTCGTCTTCTACTTCTATCTCGACTAATGAAGATTCAAGTTCAGCAGAAGTTTCTTCGTCAACAGATTCCTCTTTGACTTCTTCTTCCTTTTCTTCTTCTTCTTCGTCTTCATACTTTTCACGAATCTTAGCAACTTCTTCGTTGTCAAGTTTCTTTAGTGTTTCAACGATTTTTCTAGCGACTTCTGCTTTTGTCAAGGTCTCGTCAACTTCGTCTTCTGATATAGCACCAAAAGTTTTTTGAAGTTCTTCTTTAGTCATTTCCTTCATAGTGTTGACGATAGCTTTAATGTTTTCCATTTTAGATGTTTCAACAACATCTTTTTTAGAATCTTCTTCACCTTCTTTGATTTTTTCCATCTTTTCAGGTTTGTCTGCACCTTTCTTCTGAGCGTCACCTTCGTTTGAAGGAGCTTTCTCAGCAGCTTTTACTGATGCAACAGCTTTGTCAACAGGATTTTCTTCAGGTTTGACGACATCTCCCTTTCCGCTTTCGATTTTCTCAGCGTCGGAAGACCCTTGTTTTACTGGCTTCTTGTCACCATCTTCAGCTTTAGCGTTAGGTTGTTGACCTTCCTCTATAGCTTCAACAGTCTCTTCGACTGTATCTAGGTTATTTTCTAACTCTGCCATGTTTTTCTCCTGTTTGAGTTTACTTTTTTATTTATATGTTAAAGACTCTCAACGAACCTTTTCCACTGTTTAATTGTAACTTCTTCCAAATTATTCGACTTAGCAGACCTAATTTCAGTCTGCATTTCGTCAAATTGTCTTGCAGTAAGTAATCCGTTCTCATATACCCACTCTGTACCTTCCATAATTCCGTTAACGAAAGCTTCAGGTGCAGAAGGGTCTGCAACGATATCACCTGCTGTTGCAAGTTGAAAGTCATCTTTTACGTATTGAGCACCACCTTTTTGTTCTAGGGAACCTAGTCCACGAGATGAAACTCCTAATTTAGCACCATCATCAATCAAATTTCTTACGATTTGACCATTGGGGGTACTTAAAATCTTTGCACGTCCCACGTAATTGTTACCATCTTCTTCTAATTTGGTAATCATGTGAGACACTTTGTCTAAATTGATAGTTGGCCCTTCGGGGTGTCCTAACTCACCGAATGCTCTATCCTTTTCAACGAATTCTTTGACGTAACGTCCTACTTCTTTCTGCATAACCTCTTTAGGATATACTCTTCCGTTACGATTCTTAATTTCGGATTGCATAAAAATACCTTCGATAAAGTATTCTTTTTGTCCTTTTTCGTTCTCCTCTACTATGATTGGAGAAACACTGTAATCATTAAACTCTGATATTAACTTCATTGAAAATTTCCTCTATATCTATATTTTCTTCCTCAGACATTTGTTTTATGACACTCTTCATGGATTTCATTTCTTTCTCTGCAGTTTTCATATCCTTGTACGTTGCACCTCCGAAGTCTTGTCCATTTACGTATACATGAACCTTACCTCTATATTCAGTGTAAGTGATTACTATCTCCTTACCACCTACTTTAACAACGTCTCTCTTGAGTTCTTTATGTCCACGAGGAAGTTTAAACTTTGCCTCTTTTAACTCAACAGAAATTTCTGCAAATGATTTCATTACTCTTCAGCTTCACCAGTAGGTTCAGGTTGTTTATCCATCCAGTCTACTTGCATTTCAACACGTTTCATGTCGATTGCTTCTGCAGACTTCTGTTTGATTCCGTCAAAAACTTGTGCTTTTGCAGTATCCAACTTACCTTGTTCTATCGAATCTACTATTTCTTTTGCTATTTCACTACTCATTTATTAAAATCCTCCGAAGTCATCTTCGCCTTTTTCATCTGATTCACCCTCTCCTTCTTTGGAGATTTGTTTATCTATCTTTTTAATGTCTTCTTCCGTCTGCATTAGAATGTATTTTCTAACATATTCTTTAGAATAATACTGTCCAACATAGTCGGATACTTGAGAAAGAGTATCTATTCTCTCTCTCATTATTTCTGCATCCTTCAACTCTGTAAAATGATTGTCGGTTGCAAAATCGTACTGTAAGAAGTCTTTGATTAAATCAAACTCTTCTCCAGTTGTGATTTCCTTAAGAACTAATTGTGTCTTAAGAATATCAGTAAAAACTCTTGCAAACTTCTTCTGAAGTCTGTTTGTGAACTTATTAAATTTAAGTTCGTCTCTAGAAATTTCAGACGCACGACCCATATTGAATCCATTGTCTGCTTCCATTCTAGAGGCAGGAACGTTTAGTGATTGATATAGTTTCTTCTTAAAGTATTCTATATCTGCAATATCATCTAAATTCTGTCCGCCTGGAAGTGTAGTAATCTCTGTTCCTCTACCACCTTCTCTTCTTGGTAACCAAAAATCTTCCAACATACTCATATGTTTTCTATCGTCTTTGATTTCCCCTGTATCTGCATTGTAGACTAACTTGTTCTTGTAACGATTCATAACGTCTGCAAGATACTGTTCTGCCTTTGCTTTAGGAAGGTTACCTACGTCTATGTAGAAAATCCTTCTTTCAGGAGCTCTTGATATCCTATAGATAACAAGTGCATCTTCTAACATTGATAACTGATTTGCAGTCTTCAATGCTTTATGCAAATACCCGATTACAACATTCTTAGTGTAATCTAATAGACCCGAAGTAGTGTATGTCACTGCCTCAGGTGCAATTTTTACTGTAACCCCTTCGGTTGCAGTCGATTTATCGAATCCTTTGTCGTTAAACATATAGAATTCTTCAATCTTTTTAATTCTATCTATCTTAGTCCTAGGGTCTTTTTCCTTTTCAATGTTTCTGACCTTCTTAATCTTAATTGGGTCAACATTTCTTAGGTCAACGATACCTAACTTAGGTCGTTTACTATCAACAACCTTATGGAAGTATATTCTTCCATCTACGTACCATTTTCTGAATAATTCATGAGAGTTCTGATTGAACTTCATTAGAGATAAGATGTGATTAAACTCTTCTTGTATCTTTGTTTTGATACTGTCAGAGAGTTTTACATCTCTGAGGTCAAGGGTCACTATCTTATCTGATGTGTCAGAAGTGATACACTCATTGACTATATCTTCGATTGCCGAATCACACTCGGGAACCAAAGAGGTTTCTCGGTATCTACGAATGAGTTCTGCCTCACTCTTGACACCACCTTCCATATCGACATACGACCCGTAGGCTGCACCCGATACGAAACCACTCTGTTGCTCAATGACGGGAGTTCCATCATCGTCAACGGGTGGGACAAAGGACTTTTGATTTTTGTCCTCTATCGTTCTTAAATCGTCTTTCTTACGATTTATTTCAAACCCTAAAATTTCCATACTAATATTTATACCACATTATAGTGGTCACTTTTCACTGTAAAAGTTATTGAACT